GCCTTCTGGAGTTGCGCTGCCTTTCGTTTCCTGTCACGTCTCTTCTTCGAAGGACTTCTAAGTTCAGAAAGCTTGCCACTTTGTGAAACATATGAGTCGGACTCGCTATCCGTCTCCTCACTAGTGAACAGCACGTAATCATTACTTTGCCGTAGTCGCGATAAAACCCTCACCTTATGCATGACATTCATCAATGCAGAAGATAAATCGCCATCTTCAACTAAAGCATTGTGAGCAATACAATGAATCTTGTAGAGCAAAGCCCCTGTTTCATCATCATATGCAAACGTTTTGTAATGAACTCTTTTTCTTGCCATATTGCGAATTGTGGAAGTAAAAAGAGATTTTCTCGACACTGGACGATAGGCTCCAGTAACCTTCGAGGTAATAAAACTTGTTCTCGTAACGATCGTCTATGGTTTATAGTCCGGTATACTGCGTCTCGTTAAGACAGTATCCGACTCAGGGTTTTGAAATCCCTCCTGCATGGTCCAATTAAGAGTAGAACCTAAAAACTACTCTAGAAGCCCCCTTGGTATACATAACAGTGGGTGGAAATTGCTCGTAGCTACGCGTAATCCCTGTACACGGGGTGAGTTTAATGTCGTCCCAGGACGTAGCGAACTTATCCCATAAGTTCGACCCCATTGCGGTCAAGCCAGCATGCTTCCCTAGCATCATAGCCTAACCAAAAAGTTTCAGACATGAAAGCGTCCCAACCAAGGCGTCGCACAACTTCCTTCATTTGATTATGCCGGAATTCGAAATGCTCTTTGCCATAGAACCACCATTCTCTACATTGACCTTCAATGCACTGAATAGCAACTTCCTCTTGGGTTTGTTCATAAGAAGCAAGATTGCAATGTAAACTCTTGAAGCATGACGCCTCATCAAGCATTGCAATCCACATTCCTTTGTGAACTGTCCCATCTTCTTCCACGTATCCATAACGTGGCTCCCAACGGGATTTCCGTTTCAGGAAGTCTGCTTCCTCATGTGAAATGAAAGGTACAGATTCAGCCTCTTTTTCGGCCATGGTGTATTTGATTCCAAAACTTTCAAACATCTTCTGAATGTTGGTGTGATTGTACTCATCAAAACCCTTTTTGACACTCATTTTGACATCGTCTCCATAAGTCATCATTGCGACAACGTCAGAAAACTTCCCCTTGTAGTTGGGGTAAATCATTTTGAATGCACAACGATGATAAAGAGAATTCACCAAAGAATTAATGTACACAGTAAGATTTTGTCCAGATGGATTGGATCCAAAAAGTTGGATCAACTCTCCATTTAAACTCATCACTGGATACACAACTTCTGTGGCACATCCTCGCATCATTTTAAGGTCATCATCTGAGTAACCGGCCTTTCGTGCGATGTGTTCAAAGATTTTGAATGCTAGCAAGATTACACGTGCTGACATGTG